GATGACTGCGAACCACCCGAGCGCCTTCTTCTGCGGCCTCTTCGATGATCTCGGCGTCAAGTTCGCAGTTCGCGCCTTGGTCGTTGCGAACCTCTCCGCGAACCAGCTTGCTGCGAACCTCTTTACGCACCTGGTCGGAAAGGTCTCTCGCCCATCCCTGGACCTTGGCCTTCTTTCGAATTGCCGTGTCGCTCACGCCTTGGCGCTCAGCGATAGTTCTGATGGAAAGCGAGCCCGCCCGGTAGGCGCGTTCGATTGCCTCCCAGTCGGGTTGCTTGGTTGTCATAAATTGTCTCAGCATCGACTAAAGAAGGAGTTGAAATAATGGCGATGTGCCTGTATTGCTTCCTGGTGCAATTATGCAAACCGTTAGAGAGCAGCAAATTATGTCGGAAAACAAACAACAAACTCCCGAAGAGACAATGGTCGCAATTGCCGCAAATTTTTTTGCGGCTCGAATCGTTCTTTCTCAGCCGAAGCGAGCCACAGCAAAAGAACTCAAAACTGCTCAAAAAACCAATGAGTCCACAACGCAATTTCTATCTGGCGGTGGATACCTTCCCGACAATGCCTATCTAGAGCCAATTCCGAACAAGCCTGATGCCTTCTTAAACGTCATTAATGGGCAAGACGGCGTAATCCCATTGGCAGACGATGAGGGTACGTACACTGTCTCGGGGGATACCATCCAAATGGTTCTGGCCAACTTCTACGAATCATGGTTCCACAGCCTTAAACGGCAATAGGTTTGTCAGCGACCGGTCATCGTCGCGGTTTCAGCATGAGCATGACCGTGCAAAACCGCGACGACAATCCCCTGAGGCAGACCGGTAACTTTGGCAGCATCAATTGCCTTGGCTATCGCGCTATCCAGATCGCTCAGTGCCTTATTGATGTCCTGGCTCATCGGAAGCGCATGGCGCAGGCGGGTGACGTTGCCCATCAGTTGAAAGGATCGGCCGGCTTGGCGATCGAACGCACGAACCACATGAAGCCCTGCTGCAAGTTGGTCTTCGCCAAGGCCAACAGGCGCGGGTCGACGCCTTCAATCTGACCGATCTGCTTGAACAGTTCGCCGGCGTCAGATTCCAGCGCCTTGATGGAGTTCATGCCGTCGATCTCGGACTGACTAAGGTCGCGATAGCCGGTGATTTTCTTGTGCTGGTTGTCCATAGTGACTCCTCATGATTGCGCGCCACGATTTGGCGCATTCGAAAACGTGGCGCGGATTACTTGCCCCGGCGCTCGATACCGCCTGGTGCCTTGTCACAATGCAAGCAGTGCTCGCAGTTCAGCGTCCGGCACAGCCAGACCTTCACCCGCTGCCAGTACGTGACCATGAAGATGTGGCGGGCACCGGCCAGGGCCAGGGCGACATGCAGCGTCAGGCCGTCAGTGGTCGGGCCGAAGAAGATGTTCTGGCTGCGCACCATCACAACAAAACCGGTTATGGCGATCGTCGAGTAGATCAGCTTCCCAAGGATGCCGTCCCTCACCTTCCCGCTCAGTACGCACCAGGCTGCCCACAGCGCGATTAGGCCGCAGGCGATGGAGTTGATCAGTTCTAGATTCATGGTGGATTGCCTCCCCCGAACCGCTGGCGAATGAGCGCCCAGAGATCAGCGGATTTAATGGCTCGATTGATGGCCGCCAGGAGCGAGCCGCCGAATGCACCCAGCAGGAAGCCGATGCCGGCGACGATCTTCGGCTCGGTCACACCCAGATAGGTGCTAACCATGCTCGTGAGGTAGATTGAGCAGGCCATGCCGGTGATGAGGAAGATCATCCAGGCACGCCAGTCGTTCAAGTCGTCCTTGTGCCACCAACTGGCGATCACAGCTCCAACAAGGCCCGCGATAAGCAATTCGAACCTGTCGATCTTGTCGAGCAGGCGCTGTAGATACTCCATGCGCTCGACTCCGTAGGCATGATCAAAAAGGCTTTTGCCGGTCTGGGCGAAACCCAAAGATAAAAATCACTAGATAGAAGACCCGGCACATGGCCGGGTCAGTGGCTACAGATAGCCTTTATGCAACCAGGTCCCAGGTGATGGCCAGAGATCCAGTAGCGGTAATACCTGGGATCCAGGAGCCAGCGGTCACCCATAGCCCCATACCAGCAGGTACGAAAAGTGGAGCCGGAAGGAGAACTTGGGAATGGCTGTTCGCAACAGCCGGGCCATTGCCATTGAAAATCATGCGAGTACTGGCGTCACCGGTAATGCTAGGCGCTGTCTCCGAGGCGTACAGATTGACGTACCCGCTGGTTGGGTCGATGGAGGCTGTCTGGATGGTCAGACCGTTCACGTTTTCGGCTGGCGAGACGATCTGTACAACACCCTTCGGAAACAGATTGCCGAAGTGTTTACCAACTTTTACTGCGTTCATATTTTTCACCTTTGAATTGAATGATTGTTCGCGGAGGATTCCGCTTTCATGTCGCTCAAAGGCGATTGCTCGAGGCTCGCGGCCTTCACATGATTCAAGGTCCCGCATCGGGAACATTTGATCTGGAGCTCTGTAAACCCACCCGTACGGGCGAGAAGTCTTTTGCAGTTACCGCATCTGAATTCTTTCAACATCTGCAAATTCCTTTTGCTGAATCGCCCTTTCCGTGGGCAATAAAAAACCCCGCTCTAGGCGGGGCTTCATAAAAATTTTAGTCGCTTGAAGTTTGAGGGACTGGGGCCTCGTCGATGCTGATGCAGTGCTCAATGTCCGTTATTTTCTTCAGCGCTAGCTCGGCCGTTGAATAGGCTCCGAACATCCGGCCCTGATAAAAAACAACCCACGCAAACTGAATACCTGCGTTGCCAGCCTGCCCTACAACCAACTTCTTGAACCGTTCCGCCAAGTCGTCGACATGCATCTGTGCCATGCCACGCAAAACCATGACGCTCTCCCAGTTTATAGTCGGAAGCTCTATTTTCGACCCTGCACAAACTAAGCGCAATAAAAAACCCGGCACAATGGCCGGGCTTTCGTAGATTTTTAGTGCAAGTTGCCGTAGGCAAAATACTAACTGTGGGGAAATAATGCTCTCAGCCGTGCGGGAAGTCAAGCGGCCTCATTCATCTTGTAAATTATCCCACCAATTGGGCTTAGTGCCTTGGCGTCAATGTCATAGCAGGCATCGAAGCAGAGCTGCACAAAAGGCTCCCAGTCCCTCCCCCAAGCTGCCGATGGGAGCTTGATGCCGTACTCTCCTTCCAACCAGGCACGAAAGATCTCTGGCTTGATGAGTGGATCAGGGTTCGAAGACTGCCCGCCCTGGTGCATGTATCGATACCGGCGAAATACCCCCTTAGCGACATACACAGCACGCTCACGCTTGCTGGCAGTCATGCGCTCTACTCGGGAGCAAGCCAGGTTGAAAACTGCCTCTTCCGCATCCTCCCGATCATCATCAGTCGGCTCCGCCGCGTACATAGCATTGCCAAAGGCGCGCAACTGATAGTGGAGACGCGCTATCGCCGACTGGATGTGACCAGCAAGCGCTCCGTGCACCGCGTGATTTGCAGTAGGTCCTCGCTGGGTGCTCTGCACCACCACTCCGAGCTCTGCGGCATCTGAGGATTGGCCAGGCGCTGGGTTGTAGTTGCAGTCATGCCATGCCTGGCGCGCTGAATTGATCTTCATGCGGCAGCCCTCTTCAGTTCTTTTGTCTTCGCCCGGTAGTCGGCGGTCATCGCCTTTAACTCTTCGACGGTGTACTTCTTGGCCTCATGAGGGCCTTCAAGCCACTCAACCTCCTCAGCCCCGATACGCTTCACCAGCTCAATGCGGTAGTTCACGATGTTCCCGGAGAGCCGGGTGTTGCATGGCGAACACTGGCGGTGGCAGTTCTTGGGCTCGAAGCGTAGCGCTGGATTGCTCCCCACAGTCCGATAATGGCCGGCATCGTACTTGCCCTGGTGGTGCCGGCCGCAACTGACGCACGGAAGCTCCGCGTCGCGGGCGCGCACCCAGGCGTTGAAGGCCTGCTGCGTGTCTTTGAGGTGATCCGCCCTGCTCTTCAGCTTCTCCTTGCGCACCTTGATGTCCCGGCGACCAACATCAGCCAGGGCCTTCTTGGCGCTCGCCTGCCCCTTCTCCGACTTGCCATAAGCGATAGCACACTCGATCTCGCCGCATACCGCCTGCGAGCCGCGGGCTGGCGTGAACATCACTCGGCATGACGGGCAGCGCTTGCGGCGTGGCCCCCCGGACGTGAGCGGGGTTTTGCGTTGTAGTGGGGTGCGCTTCATGCGTAGCTCCCGATTTGGTCGGCAGCGTTCAATGCCGCCTCTTCCGATTCAAAGTGGGCGGATAGGACCAGGCGCCAGCAGGCGTTGAACACGTCGCGATAAAGCGGCTCGAAGGCCGTGTCATCCATGGAAGCCCAGCTAATTGACTTTGCTTCCTTGCGCACGCCGTCGGGAGTTCGCACCAGGTGGAAGTGACCGGCCTCGATCGTCACCCATTCACGGAATGCCTCGCGGGACTTGTCCACCGCCGGAAAGCGCTCGGCCCTGGCCAACTCCAGACCGGCGATGTACGCATCAACTGCATGCGACAACTGCCCAGGCTTTCCGCTCTGCGCCTCGAAGAACTTGGCCAGACCACGGATGCCACGCATCTCCTGGCGAGGAACCAAGCCGCCAACCGGCTCCCAGTACTCCCACGCCAGATCCAGCATCGAGAAGAACTTGCCGTGGAACTTGGCGTTGCGCATTTTTGTGAACTTGCCGTGGACCACCTGGCCCAGCTTCCATTTTTGGGTTAGTTCACGGTCGGCCTCGGTCGCCGGCACAAGGCCTTGGACGGTGCGGATAAGGGCGAGCTCAGCCATTGACATGCCCTCCCCTGTCCATGGCGCCGTCGATGGCTGCCAAAATCCCTACCCGCTTCGGGAACAAAGGCGATACTTGGCCCGTCTCGTCGCACATGTGGCGTGTGCGGGCGTCGTTCAGGATGAATTCATGGGAGACAGCCAACACCTGACGCAGCACCTCGTTCTCGGCCAGCAGCTCCAGCGCCGCCTCCCCCAGGGTCTTCTCACCCAAGAACTCATCCAGAGCCTCGGTGTTGCGTTTCCAACCTGCGCAGTCAGCCCGGAATGACGCGGCCTCGGCCCAGAGCAGTTTCTGAAGTTTTTGTTTGTCGATGGTCATGTCCGTTGCTCCGCAATCTTCTTTCCGAACTTGGCCATCAGCTGAGCGCGGGCGGCAGCACCGGTGGTTGGGATACCCTGAATGTCCAGCAGTCTTGCTTGGCGCTGGCTCGCAAACTCCTCGGCAAGTTCCAATTCGGTTTTCTGGCTGTCATGGCCGATGCCGATGGCGATTTCTTCCAGCGGCTGCCCCTCCATCAACATGCGAATGGTGATGTCGTAGGCCCGGTCGAACACCTCGCAGGCCTTCTCCGGGATCAGGTCGCCCAGGTTATGCATTTCGCATTGCAACGCGGCGTGACGTACGGCCGAGTGAGACCAAGTGCGGTCACCAAATCGACTTGGGTGTGCATTCACCAGAGCTTCGCGAAACGCTTTGTCGTGCGGAGGAATCCCAAGCATCTCCGGCGTGGGCAGGCACAGCTTGATGAACTTGCCGACACTCGGCGCGAAGTCGGTGCCCAACGAACGGCAGCGCTCAATCCCGAAACGGATCTGCTCCAGGGTGTTGATCTCGGCGACGATGAACGCTTTGATCCAGCTGCGCTTGGCAGCGGCCAGAGCTGTATCGGTTGGCCAAGCTTGCTTCCATGCGGGGAAGATGGCCTGGAGCTCTTTGAACAGCGCGTTGACGACATCGGCCGTGCCCGGCGGCAAGGTTTTTGGAATGACTGGTAGCGCTGGCGGCTGGTAGCCGGCCATGGCGGCGCGCACGTCTTTGTCGGCACCAGCGACTTTCATCAGTTGAGCGGCGCTTCGTGGTGGCTTTGGCTTGTCGCTCATAGCGCGCCACCCAAGTCATCGGCCCAACTCAGATCGTCGAAGTCAGGGCCGTTTGCCTGTCGCTGAGGGAATTGCCTGACGTTCGACGCCGCTGCGCGATTCCTGTCGTTGAGCACCCACTTGACCAGCATCTGCACCCACTCGGCCTGAGTATTCACCTGTCCACGCGGCTCGTAGTGAGCAGTGAATGCGCGTCGTGCTTCTTCGGTGAAAAGGTCTAGCGCAATGCCTGAGTGCACCGAGTAGGTTTTCAGCAGCTTGTCGTCGGGGTTCCAGTCGAGGGTCATTTCGCTGGGCATGCGAGGGGCAACCGGCTCACGTGCAGAGAGAGGTTCTTTATTCTTCTCTTTCTCTTCTTTAGCTAACGCACTTTTAACGCTGGCAGCGTTACCTTTAGCGTTACCTGACTTGTGGCTGGCAACCCTGCGAGCCGTCAACGCCCGGTTTTTAGCGGTCTTCCCGTTGTGACGGTCGAAATGAGGAAGGCTGATAACACCCTCACCCTCAACCATCCAGTCAACCAATTTCATGTAGTCACAGAAATCGTTAACGCCAACGAGACGATCAAGCAACTTTTTAGTAACGCTCGGGGCGTTACCATTTTCTGTCTGCTGATCGAACCAGCCCCAAACGCGCATAAGCTTTCCCACCACCGCATCGGGGTCGATACCGGCCCATTCTGCGATTTGGCAAACCTCTGGCTTGTCCAGGGTGCACAGTTCAAATTTGATCCAGTCACCGGCCATTACTTCGCTCCTTTGCCGACAAGGCCGGCCAATTCAAGAAAGCGATCCACGTACCAGTGAGGCTGCGTTTCGCGGGGGCATTGAGGGCTGGTGAGATTTTTGCCGTAGGCCATGCCCTTTTCGGTTACGGACCAGAAGTCGACCATTTCCTGCTTGGAGTTTTTGCGCTGGAGGACCTTAATGAAGCCGTGGGCCTCCAGTGCAAGGTTGAAGGCGCGGGCCGTGCTGGCGATTGCGTGTTCTTTGATCAGGGCGGTGATTGCCTTGGTTGGCATCGAAGACCCACCAGCGGCGTCTGGAGCGGCGTCGACGGCGTAGCCTGGGAGGAATTTCGCATCCAGACCGTTGTTGGCGGCGATCTTGGCCAGCATCAGCATCTTGCTGGACGGTGCGGGCTTCAGCAGGCGGTCGAAGCACTCCAGAATGGCCAGCTCGCCGACGATCTTGGAGTTGTTCGGGCCTTGAGTGGAAAAGGTGCCGGTCTTGCGGATGCTCGGCAGTACCTGGCCCACCACCCACTCTTCGAATTTCTCGGCGGCCGGCAGCTTCGACTTCATCACCAGTCGGTACAGGTCGCGCTCCGGGATAATGGTCATGAAACCACCACCCTGTTTCGGGGTAGTGGTCGCAGCCCTGCAGTGACGGGCCACGGCGTTCTCAGGCTTGGAGTAGCCGAGGGCGTCGGCGACGTCGCGCGCGATAAACCACGGATCTCCGAGCTTGTCGGTAATGACCCGGATTGCGGCGCCGTCGAAGTCGAACGGAATCACTGAGGAATTACGCGCCACGTTTTCAGATTGCGGAAAACGTGGCGCGAGATCTGTAGCGCTATTGATATGTGACTGGGTTTGCATATAATCGGCCTCACAAAGTGTTATCGAATCAGCCACCCTCGTCCGGTGGCTTTTTTGTGCCTGGAGTTTTCGGGGGCTTCTTTTACTAGTGCAGGCACCGAGCCCCCCAAATCGCGGCATAAAAACCCGCGCACACCAAAAAAATTTCAAGCGATGGATTTCAGACTTGGCCGTGCGCCCTTGATCAACTGCTCAGCCTTTCGCCCCAACTCTCCCGCTTTCGCCTCAACCTGGCGGCACTGTTTAACGAACGCCGGCAAGTGCGGCAGGTCCTGCTCGCACATGACCTGGTCGTCAAACACCTCGCTGCCCGTGTCGATCACATCACCGAGGGCACGGATCAGCGCGCCGAAGCTCTTGTTGGCGCACTGATCGCTGGTCATCTGGCGGGCGCCAGTCAAGCCGTGGCGGCTCGCCAGTTCGTTCAAGCAGTGGTCGCGGAATTCAGGCTCAAGAGCGTTCACCCACGACTCTTCCAGCCAGGACGGCATTTCCTGATCGCCGGACAGCCAGCGCTGAACACGTTTGAGCCAGCGCCCGGTCGCCTTCACAAAGTCGGACACGTCGTTCTGTAAGGTAAGCGCGGCGAAGTCCGGCACCTCTTTGGCGATAGCCTTCTCCGGGCACGACAGATGCAGCTCGCGGCTCAACGAATGGGCGAAGTCGTCCTGGCTCAAGCTGGTGCGTGCGATCTGGTTTGCAGCGTGGGCGACCAGCACCTGATCACGGGTTTGTACGGTGTGTCTGGAACTGGACGTTTGCATGGGGATTGCTCTCTTCTAATCTGGCTTCAATGGAGCGGCGAACAGGGATGTCAGGCGGCGCCGCGTATGACTTTGTGCGCCAGGTCGAGAAGATCCGGTCGCAAACCTGCGATGGTGATCTCTCCACCTGATGCGTCCTGAAGGCGCTCTGCCAGGTCGGCCGAGGCTTTTCGGTGACCGCCTGCCAGCTGCCACAGGTGCCCTACCGTCGTCTTGGCAGCGGCAGCCACTGACTGGCGCCGTTCGTTTGAAGCGCTGGCGAGCCAGTCACGCAGATGGTCATTCATGGGATCTCTCCTTAAATATAGGAGAAATTTAGCTTATGGCTAATATCGTAGCAAGGAATATTTAGCTGTGAGCACATTTAGCATTGAGCTAAACGCTGGCATTCTTGCCCGCATGGATATTTATGCGATTCGTAAACAGCAACTGATCAGCCTCATAGGAAACCAGCGAAAAGGCGCGTGCGCCGAGCGCTGGGGAATGGCGCCTGCGCACCTGAGCCAGATTTTGTCGGACAAGACGGCGAAGAATTTGGGAGACGACGTAGCGCGGAGAATCGAGGCGATCGAGGGGCTGCCCAGAGGTTGGTTTGACTCCGTATCGCCAGGTGAGTCGATAACTCCAGCTGACGAGCTGACTTCCAGCGATCACGCAGGCGAGACATCCGCACAGACAGCGGCGGACCAGATAAAGCAGATGCTTTCGAAGGTCAAAGGGTTATCGAACACCGCTCGTGACAGGATTATTGCGGCCGCTGACGAGTCGAGTAACGTCATAACCGTCGACTTCTCTCGCCCCGGCCAGGTTGGTGACGAGGTGTGGATTGCGCACTACGACGTGCGCGCGGCTATGGGCGGCGGACAGATCCCGCACGAATACCCGGAAATGCTCCAGGATATACGGGTCAGCCCCAAGCATCTGCGCGACCTGGGCGTCACCTTCAAAGAACACTTCCACCTCAAGATGATCACCGGATGGGGTCAGTCGATGGCCCCCACTATCAAGGATCGTGACCCGCTGCTCGTAGACATTACGATCCGGGAGTTCACGGGCGACGGTATCTATCTGTTCTCCCACGACGACATGCTGTACGTGAAGCGCCTGCAGAAGAAAGGCAAGGACCGCTTCAAGATGATCTCGGATAACAAGCACCATGATCCCGAGGATATCCGAGTGGATGACACCCACATCCTTGCTCGAGTGCTTTACGTGTGGAACGGACAACCGGTATGACGCTATGTCCTTGACCAAGCCAAACCAAGACCTTAAGCGCGACCTGCAAGGCGTAGCCTCCGACCTCAAGTGGTCAGCCGTAGAGCTGATGAGGATTGCGGAGCGGCTTAGCCTTGCAGGCAATGAGGCGGACGCCCAGGCCGTGCTGAGGATGTGCACCGTGTTTCATGCTGACGAGGACAAGCTGGCGGGTTATGCGGATGAGGTCAGGGATCAGCGCATCACCAGGGCGAAGCCGGAATAGGAAGTAACACGCAAAATCCCCATTCATACCTCAAGGACGAAGACGTGGTAGACACGATCCTTACTGATGCGCAGATCAGTGATCTGCTCACCTGCAATAAAACCATATCCAACCCCGGCGCCCGCTGGAAAGATATGCAGTCGTGCAAGCAGAAGAACTACGATGTGGTCTCAGATGATGGTGCAGAATTCGAGATTTACCTGCGCCAGAACTCAAGAATTGCGCATAGCTTCTCATGCGGGATATTTCTAAAGCACCCTTCCGGCGATACGATCACGCTAGCGCGATACAACGGCAGCTGCCATCCTCACCAGAATGTTCTTGAGGATGGCGAGCGGATTGATTTCACACCGCACATCCATCGAGCCACAGAGCGCTACATGCTTGCTGGCAGAAAGCCAGAGCATTACGCGGTTTCCACAAACGCCTACACTGATCTCGAGGGAGCGCTCTGGGCAATGCTTGAGGATTGTAATATTTCAGGTCTACAAAAGCCCGTTCCGCCAACTATCGAGATCGGGGCAGCCAATGGCATGACGACACAACTGAGTTTTTTTGATGAGTGAACTGACTGAAATCCGCGAATCACTCTGCACAGCCTTCTGCGAAGATGTTGCTGTGAGAGAGTGCGGCGATTTTCTAGCAGTATCTCTCCCGTTGGTCGCGCGCGACGGAGATCAGTTCACCGCTTATCTAGCCAGGACGGCTGGGGGCTGGCGGTTGTCTGATGCGGGCACAACAATGATGCGCCTGAGCTATGAGAACGACATTTCAAAATATTCAACTGGCTCACGAGGAAAGTTCTACCAAGGAATTCTGGCAGAATCCGGGCTTCGTGATGACGGCGGTGAAATTTTTATTGAGGTCCCAGCGGACAAGCTGGTACGGGGCTTGTTCGACCTGACTCAGGGTTTATCGCGCGTTGAAGACATGGCTCTATGGTCACGCTCTCGTCTTGGCTCGACGTTCTACGATGATCTGCGGGCAGCCTTGAAATCTATCCTCCCCGCCGACAGCTTTGAGGAAAACTATGTGCCCAAGATTGTGGATGGTCCGGCCTACACGGTCGATTACCGAATACAGTCGCAAGGTCGCCCTATTTATCTCTTTGGGGTGAACGGCAAAGACAAGGCGCGAATCACCACGATTACCCTTCTGCACCTGAAACAGGTTGGGGAGTCGTTCACCTCGATCATCGTTTGCAGTGATTTCTCTTCCCTTCCAAAACAAGATCACACTCGCCTGCTCAAGGCGGCGAATGATTTTGTGCCGGACATAGCTGATATGGATAACTTCAGAGACAAGGTTCTTCACCACATTCGTTAAGCCCGGCCCAGCGCCGGGCTTCTTGTTTCTGGCAAGCGCCCTGCTCTGCTATTGTGGCGCTCCCTGGACGCAATGGAAGCAACGAAGAATGGACTCATGGAAGACCCTGGCAATCGCCCTACTTGCATCGGTCAGCACGCAGGCCGTATCAGGTGATGGCGCCAACCCTATCGCTGCCGCGATATTTCTCACAATTTCCGCGCCAACCATTTTAGTTGGGGCGACCACATCCCTCACGACCGAGCCGCCTGAGATTTTTAAGTCAGCCAAGACCGATGCCCTTGCCTACATAGGTTCGGATGGCGAGATTCGCGGCGCCCAGTTTGAGCAAGCATCCAGGTACTACCGCTCGACCAGCGCACCGCCGCTGATGTCAGACACCCAACTAGCCCGGGCGATCGCAACTTCCCTTTGAAAACGAATTGCTGCCCTTCAACTGGGCCGGGCGTCTTGTATCTACCCTTCCTTGATCGCTTCCCAAATTGATCTACGATCATATAGTCGAGCTGCAAGTCCCCCGATGGGCTCGACTTTGGCTCGCAGATGCGGGCTTTTTTTGCCTGTCAGAAAGGCGCCAGCTCTTCCTCAGGATCAAGCTCAACCTCTCCCCCTCCCGCCGGCTGCACCTCCTGCTGTTCCCACCTCACCGTCACGCTGCCGTCGTCATTGAGTGTCAACTCAAGCTCTTCGGTTTCGGCGATCACGCCCAGCACCTCTTCCCATTCCCGTTCCCCGTCCGTGTCCAGGCGATGGATCGTCACCCAGCGCTGAGCCTGTGCCACCGGGTGGTTAATCATGGATGAGACGCGCAGCGCCAAGCGCTCCATGCCGCTCATTTCCTGTCGTGCTGCCGGTGCCACATTCTTCTTCGCCATGAAATTCCCTCCCAATTAAATGCTGTATATCCATACAGTTAATTGAAAAATCATAGCTCACTGCTAATGGGCGCGTAAAGCGTTTGTGGACCTCAGCCATCCGCTCGGAGAAACCTGGCGGATCGCGATAATTTCGCCCACCGCTAAATATTTAGCTTGGAGCTATTGACGATATTTTAGCTTGAGGCTAAATTAACCCCATCGCAGCGACACACAGCCACTGCGAAGGGCATCCGCCCACCGCTCTTTGGTTTTACCCCTTGCCGGATCACCACCGGCCCAGATTCAAAGGCAGCGATGAACCGGCCTAAACGGTTCAGAGGGTTGGCAACTGACCCGGGTGTGCAGCGTAAAGCGCCAAGAACAGTTATCCAGCGGGAGAACAAGCCGAAAGGCCCGCGGCTGGAGTGACATTCGATTCAAGCCGGTGACCGACGCCAGTAGCGGGTCTCGGCCAGCTCCAAAAGATTTGAATTAGCGATCCCGATAGCCTCGGCTGGGAACGCCGGACCTCATGCACCCTGCCCCACTCAATCAGGGCACTTAGAGCTGTAGCGTGCATGTTGTAAGGACCTGTGATCCACGGCGAACAGATGCTGTTTGACGCTGTGAGTAGGAAGCTCGAAGCCCACCCACAGATAGCCAGCCCTGCAATCAGCAGCGGGCAACCGGCGCACATCACCGCTGATGCAACAACCCCGGCCTGTCGCCAGTAGCGAGGCCGGGGGTTTCACCGATAGGCCTTGGCAACAGGGCCTAACGGGAAACCAACCGAGGGTTACGACGATGGAAGCAACAATCATCAACGGTTCATGGAAGGGTCACCTCGGACGTGGCCTGGCGCCGCGAGAGCTTCAGTTTCTGCTTTGGATTGCCCAGGGCTTCACCTCGAAAGAGATCGCCCGGGAGGCAGGCATTGAGGCAGGCACCGTTAAGAAGCGCCTTACCAATGCGATGTTCAAGCTGGGCGTGACGAAGCGCACGGCGTTGGTGGCTGAGGCTATGAAACGTCAGATCATCACGCCGGTTTGCTTTGTGCTGGCGGCTCTGATGGCCATGCACTCAATGATCAGTGACGACTCAATGCGTCGTGATCGCCGGCCGCCGGAAAGGCGAATGGCTCAGGCTCGGATGGTGCGCCGGGCGGAATGTCCTAGGCTTACCGCTTAACAGAAGCAGCCACGACAGCCTGTCGTTAACTGTCTGGTCAGCTGCGTGCCGGCCAGTTCCGGCGCCTGCGGCCTTTCAAACATCAATGATGACCAGTGTCCCGTAGCTCCCAGACAAAACTGCATGCGGAACACCAGCTTCAGCCAGATAGATTTGTCCTTCTCCCACTCGCACGGATTCACCATCGACTCCCAGCAATAACTGCCCGGAGATGACTAACAAGCCCTCAGTGTAGTCATGCACCTCTGCTTCAACGGACATTTCATCCATGCGCAGAACTTTGATATTGGAGCCGCCTACCCGTCCTAGAACGGTGGACTTCCAAGCTTGAGGCAAGGCCTTCGAGATCAAATCAAGATCCACCAGGGACATAGAAAACTCCTTATTTCGAACTTCCCTACTTATACCCCTCCTCACCTCTACCCGTCAGCACTTACCCCGCGCCCATCGGCAACCAGCGGAAGGCATGAGTGTTGACGAATACAGGTGAACAACCCGCCACTTTGGAGGCGACCATGTCAGCACTACGCAAGGCTCAGTTTGAGCACGACGAACAACTGCCGCCTCCGGTGAGCGAAACCTCTCAGCAATTGGCTCGCAGCGAATGGCTGTACAACGCCGCCGAAGAGCTGGCCAGAGGTGGCAGCGTGGTGTTCAAGCGCCACCTGCACCCGCAGCAACGCGTCACGGCTTACCAGTTCGCACTGGCTGTCGATGAGTACGCCAACAACCTTCTGGCCGAGTGCGGCGTCGACGCTCCAGCCCTGGGCTACTTACTGATCGCTGGGATGGCGGGCTCAAGGGTGAAATCGGAAGCTCTGGAGCTACTCGGCCGGAGCGACCATCCACTGGGAAAGCTCGGCGAGATTGCCGAACGCCTACTCAAGCCTCTGGCTGATGACGCTTTGATCGCCCAGGCCGAGGACAACGAACTGTGAGCCCCTATGTCGAGATCGATAAAGCGCTGTTTGCGCTTGAAGATCCAGATAAGCCCGCCATCGACGAGATCTTGGCCGAAGGTTTGATCGTGCGCCACTTCACCTCAGGCGCCATCAACGCAGAAGAATTTCATTGGTATAGCGCACGCCTCCTGGATGTCAGCCGGCGGCGTAAGGAGAAGGCATGACTACCGCACCGGTTAAATCACTGATCGACGAACAGCTCGAAGATATCAGCGCTCACAACCTTCGTGAGGCCTACAGCCTGGCCGAACGCCGCGGCTTCTTCGGTGCGCCAGTTGAGCATTACGCAGAGCCTGGTTATGGCGGTCGAGTGCTTCAAGTACTCCGCTATAGGGTTCAGCAGCAGAGCTAAACCTACGTCCAGCCCGCCCTTCAATCTCCCCAATCACCTAACAATTTTGAACGCTGCGAGCATCGCGGCAAGGAATCCCCATGTCCGCAGAGAGAAAGCCCAGCCCTATTGTGCAAGATGCTGAATCGAGTGTGGTTACCACTATCGATCCCCGTCGCTCGCCAAGTGTGTCTACTGATATTTCAGCTCAAAGCAGTGATGCCGCCAGCATCATGTCCGTGATCATCCAGGTCGCCACCAATCCAAATGTCGATGTCGGAAACATGGAGCGGCTGATGCAAATGCACGAGCGTCACGTTGATCGGCAGGCGTCAGTTGCATTCAGTATTGCGATGGTCAGCGCCCAGAAACGAATCAAGCCGGTGACACGTAATGCTCTCAACAAGCACACGGCCAGCACCTACGCCAGACTTGAAGATATCGACCGGGAAATCAGCCCGATTTTCACGGAGGAAGGCTTTTCGCTTTCCTTCGGAACTGCTGATTCTCGCCTGCCAGGCCATCTTCGCGTCACCTGTGAATGCATGCACGCAGGTGGCCATACGAAGCTATATCAGCTCGACCTTCCAATTGACGCGGCAGGATCAGGCGGAAAGACAAACAAGACCGGAGTGCAGGCGAACGGATCAACGATCAGTTATGGCCGGCGATACCTGACCCAGATGATTTTCAACGTCACCACAACCGATGACGACGATGACGGGAACTCTGGAGCCCCCCTTCCCAAGGATTCGCCACCAGAGCCTGAGGCCCTTCCACCGTATCCAGCTGAAAAGTTCGCTGAGAACTTCCCTAAGTGGGTTGCCATGATTCTGGGCGGACAAAAGACAGCGGAGCACATCGTCGTGATGCTTGGACTGAAAGCATCCCTGACCGAACACCAGAAAAAAACCATCCTCGCAATCATCGCCCCATCACAAGAAGGAGACGCGACATGAAAATTCATAACGTAGTTCAAGGCTCTGCCGAGTGGCACGCTCTGCGCGCGCAGCATTTCACAGCCTCTGAAGCTCCCGCCATGATGGGCGCATCGAAGTATCAAACGCGGACCGATCTGCTGGCGATTAAGAAGACCGGTATCACGCCCGACGTCACCCATTCCCAGCAGTTCATCTTCGACAAAGGCCACGCTACTGAAGCCCTGGCCCGCCCACTGACTGAGGCGTTGATCGGCGAAGAGCTGTATCCGATCGTTGCGACCGAGGGCAATCTGCTGGCCTCCATGGACGGCGCCACGATGCTCGGCGAGACCCTGTTCGAGCACAAGCTATGGAATGAGTCGGTTGTGGCCCAGGTGAAGGCTGGCGACCTGGCTCCGCACTATTACTGGCAGCTTGAGCAGCAACTGCTGGTAAGCGGCGCTGAGCGAGTGATCTTTGTTTGCTCGGACGGCACCGCGGAGAACTTCGTGCACATGGAGTACCGGCCAGTCGCCGGTCGCGCCACCCAGTTGATTGAGGGCTGGAAACAGTTCGAGGCAGACCTGGCCAGCTTCGAGATGGCCGACGCGCCTTCAATCGTCGTCGGCAAGGCGCCTGATGAGCTGCCTGCCCTGCGTATCGAGCTAACCGGCATGGTCACCGCCAGCAACCTGAAGGTGTTTGAAGATTCGGCCCTCGCTGTGATCGACTCGGTGAAAACCACACTCTCCACGGACCAGGACTTCGCCGACGCGAAGAAAGCGGTCAAGTGGTGCAGTGATGTCGAAGAAGCCGTGTCGGTAGCCAAGAAACAGGCCTTGTCGCAGACCCAAAGCATCGACGAGCTGTTTTCGTCGTTGGATCGCATCAGTGCCCATGCTCGTGAGACTCGCCTGAAGGTCGACAAGCTGGTGAAGGCTCAAGAGCTGTTGGTGAAGACCAACATCAAGCAAAAAGCCGAGCTGGCACTGGCGGATCACATTGCCGCAATCAACAAGACCCTTGGCAAAGTCATGCTGCCTCCTGTCGTTTCGGACTTCGCCGGCGCCATGAAGAACAAGCGCACCATCGC